ACCGGAAAAAACCACCATATTTCGTTAAAGTCTATATTATGAGCGCCATGTGTAGCTTGTTGTGTTCTTTGTTGTATATTGTCAAAAATAAAATCATGCACATCTGATTTAAGTTCTTGCACTTGTCCATTGTAAGTAAAAAATGAATTTTCACTTACCCAAGATAAAAAACCACCTGACGATACGATTGATCTAGGACTTATTGCTTTACAATTTACTCCTATTTCTTGTATGCCATAAACAAATGGACTACCTACATAGTACAACTTGTTTATACCAACATCGGTAAAAATAATAATATCGTTGCCAAATTTTTTTGCATAGTTAGCTTTACCACCAGTAGGAATTTGTAAATCTCCTGCTGTATTTCTTGCAGAAGCAGTCCAAGTGGTATTATCTTCTCTATCAGACCAAGCTATTCTTCTAGGATCGCCACTTGATCCCAATGCTATCAAATGCCTTTCATTACTAACTATTATTCCTTGACAACCTGTAGGTGCGCCAGGTATTGCAGTTGCTATTGTGTCTGGACTTGCTGTTGAAGTGTTAGGTCGCCATTGATAAATTTTGCCATCTGCCGGATGACAAAAAATTAAATCTTCTCCCCAGTTATCAAAAGAAAAACTTTTGGTATCAAACTGTATTCCAGACGTACTTCTTGCATCTCCCCAATCTTCGACTCCATAGTGAAAGGCCCCATAACCTAAAGATGTTATTACATCATCGCCAACAAAACCTGCTGGAGTTACATCGTACCAACTATTGTCATATAAAACATTTACGCCTGATCTTGTACCGATAGCTAAAATTTCTTCGCCATTATTAGCTTTATAAGAATACATACCTATAGGAACAGCAGGCTCTATAATTCTTGCTGAAGCTGAAGTAGCTGTTGCAGTTGCAGTACCGCTAGAAGTAATAGTTAAAGTTGTTGTAGAAGGTACAGTAACTATAGTGTATTCGCCATTAATTTGAGCTGCTGTTAAACCGCCTGTTGCAACAAAATCTTCTAAAAATATTTTTGCACTAGCTAACAGGCCATGCGCAGAAGAAGTTGTAATAGTTAAAGTTGAACTAGATGCGGTTGTTGTTACTGTAGCAGAAAAAAAAGTACCAACCGGATTTTGCCTAAATAGTGTCCAACCGCCTAAAGGTTTTAAATACCCATTTTCAAAACGAACTAAATCGCCATCAACAAAACGACCTTTGTTGGCGTAATCTGTACCATTTTTTACTATTCCGGCAGGCGGTGTTATTTCTACTAAGGCCATATATTACCTTTGCTATGCTGTTCTTTTCCACATCCTCACAACGATAGAAGGCTGCCTAGCATCTAAAGTCATAGCTTGTTGTGATTGTAATGTTCCAGAACTATTAAATACTGATGCTGATGTTGCTGGTGGACTATCAGAAGAACCAGAAACTCCATCTGTATCACACCACCTATTTATGCTGTTTGTTTGACCAACATATCCATAAGCTAAATTATAATTTTGACAGTCAGAGTTAGGAACTCCATGTTTGTGTGGCGGTAAATTATTAACATTAATAGTTTTGCTATAAGTTTCTTGGCCTGTAGTTGATCCTAATACTCCATACGTTCCTGATATACTTTTACCTACTAAAACTCTACCTTCTCCAAATTCTACCCAAGTTCCTATACCTAAATAAGTTGCAGGATTATTAGTGTTAGTTGCATTTATATAAATAGAACCTACTGGATAAATTAAATCAAAAATATTCGTGCCATTTACTTGAACTTGTCCACCTGTAGTATTTACGTTTGATGAAGCAGTTACAGTTGTTGCTGCGACTGTACTGGCGGAATTTGCGCCTATTGGTGTGCCATCTATTGCACCGCCATCAATATCAACTGAATTAAAAGAAGCATTTCCAGGACAGCTTATAGTTTGTAAAGTAGCCTGGCCATTAGAATTTAGAGTAGTAAAACTTCCTGGCGCTGCTGTACTTGCGCCAATAGTAGTGTTATCAATAGTTCCACCTTCACAGTCAATCTGACCATCTACATCTAATATACCGCCAACTTTTAAAGTTTTACCTGTACCTACATTCAAGCCAACAGAAGTTCCATCGCCACCAGCATTAAAAATACCATCGACTGCATCTAGGTCGTTATTTATTTTTCCGCCCCATGTGTTCGTACTGGCCCCAACTTCAGGCTTTGTAAGGTTTAGATTTGTGGTAAATGTATCTGCCATAATTTTAAATTATATCTTAGTTATGAAATTTTTTTACAAATTCTTTCCTTAATACCTTTTCTTTTTCTAATTTTTTATAGAATTTTTTGTCAATTTTTTTTGTATCTAGTTTTATAGCCATTCACTTTCATCTGTAGGATAACGAACATATCCTTTAACTTGTTTTATTTCTAAAGTATTTTTGTCATATACAAAACCATAAATCCAAACAAAATCATCTTCTCTACTTTCTGGCATAGGAAAAGCTAAACCTTTTTTTTCACAAAAATCTTTCATAATTTCTTTTGTGGTTACAAAAAAAACATCATATTCATCTGCTTCTGTACCATCTTCATTAAATATTTTTGCAAAAAAGAAAGAACGATACTTAGCAGAATATACAGGCACTTCTGGTCTAGGAATGAAAGTATCAGGATGTTTTTGGTAATCGCTTGTATATTCGTTGTTAGATATTACAACTTTTAATTGTTTTTTTGCAGTAACAACATTGTACTTTATAGAGTGCCAGACATGATAATCATAGCCAACATTAGGCACTTTAAATTCTTCTAATAATTCATCAGAAGGTTTGTTATAAACATTGTACCAACTATAAGTTTTTTCGTGTGTATATGGCGGTCTTAGGGGGGCTTCTTCGTGAGCTGTATAAGTTCCAATAATATTAAATCTATTGCCTTTCCAATCTTGATCTTTACCAAAAACTTTTTCTATTTCATCTATAAGCGGTTTAGCTTGATGTAAGCCAATATTATAATCAGTTCTAACTAATTTTTTATTTACATACACTTCATCATAAGTATTTGTAGTTTTTGGAACAGCGTAAGGATCTTCTACGCCATAACCAAGATCGCCTTCTTTTGCATCAACTAAAGTAGATTGTTCTAAAAAAAAACTATATTCAGTAGCGGCCCAATGATTTTTTAAATATTCAATATTATTTTCTTCAACATAAACTCCATCTTCTTTTTCTGTTAAAACATCTTTGCTATCTGCTTTGTTAAATTCCATATACAAATTTTCTTTAGTAACAGGATGTGTAAGATTTAAAGTTAATTTGTTAAAAGGTTTATCTTCAGCATCTACATCAGCACTTGTGCCTACATCTGCTGTATTTGATTTTTCTAATTTAATTTCGCTCATCTTGATCTGCGAAAAGTTATAGTTATGCTTCCACCTGGAGTTCCAAATGGGAAAAAAGAAGCTGTATTAATATTAACTGTAGGTATGGTTTGGCCTGTTAAACTCCAAGTCCAACGAGAAAAAGCTCTGCTTGTGTTGCTTTGAGAAAAAGAAGCGTCAGCTCTGTTATAAGTATTGTTATTAATTACTACACTTTTAAAAGCAAGATCATCATTAGTAAGTCCACCGCTAAATACATTTAATGCAAGTGTAGTAGTTTCGTTTCCAGGATTAGAAGTAACTGGAACAGCCGCTTGAACATGGAGAGAGTCTATTATAGAGCTTCCAAAATAATCTGAGTCTGAGTAATCATTTTGACTACCAAAACCGCCAGAAGGTTGAGATGCTTGTATGGCGGTTGAAGTCATATAACCTCTAAAAAGAATAGTGGTAGATATATATTGTCCTGGAACTACAACTGTTCCATGCCCTACACTCATTGTGTAAGACCAATCTTGCGCTCTGTTGTAATATTCAGAAAAACTTGCTTGTGCTTGAAATGCTTTATTAGCAATTTGTCTTATATCAGAGTCAGATAAAGAACAAGTAGTGTTAGTAACGCCAGTACCCCCAGCTTCTACATGAATATCATTTAAGGTTATTGCGCCTGATGCTGGTGTTGCCATTATTTATTTTCTAATTCTTTAACTCTAGTTGATAGCTCTTTAATTGCTTCTATTAAAACCGAAGTAATTTTTCCATAATCTACAGATTTAGTACCCATTTCATCATCTGCTGTTAATACTATTTCTGGCAAGATTTTTTCTACTTCTTGAGCTATAACCCCTATTTCTTTTTTGTTTTCTTTGGTGTAGGTAACACCCCTTAACTGTTCTACTTTATCTAAACCATTTTCTAAAGTTTGTATGTTGTCTTTTAACCTTTCATCAGAAAAAGCTGTAACATTGGCCGCAAATGTTCCATTACCTGCATTATCAACAACAAATCTATCATTTCCGGTGTTATTTCTAACTATAAAATTAGTGGTGTATTGTAGATAAAGACTATTGCTATGTGCTTGAATTTTAAATGATTTTTCTCCAGACCAAGTTCCTGAGTTCAATTGAATATCAGTATTAGCAGGTAAAGCAATACCGCCATTAAAATTAGCTCTACCCGCATCAGACATATCAAGAGTAAGAGCAGTAATAGTCGCAGATCCATCCACACCATTAAATTTTATGTCTTTATCTGCTGTTATTTGGCTAAATATTACATCTGAATTAGAGTCCTGTATTAATCTTGCATAAGTAGATCCTGCATCTTGAAAATTTATAGTGCCATCGCTACCTGCATTGAGCATTAATTCATTGGCCGCTTTTAACTCTAAATGACTGCTTAATTTTTCTAAAGTGCCAACACTTCCTGATCCACCTGTATAAGTCAAATCTGTTTCAGCTTCTAAAGTGTCTGCTGTCGAGCTTCCTGTAATTATTCTGTTATCAGCATTATTATTAACAGTAGTACCACCACCGCCAATAGCGCCCCAAGCGTTATTTTGATAACCTTCAAATTCATTAGTAGTGCTGTTATATCTGAACATTCCATTTACAGGAGATGCGTTTCTTTGAGCTGTAGTTCCAGCAGAAACTTTAATTGAGTCAGTTCCATTTAAAACCATATCTCCTGAGATTGTTACTCCATTTACAGTAGTTTCTAATTTTTTAACGTTATCGTGATATAGCTCTACTGATCCATTATCAGTCATGCAGATAAAGTTTTCGTCATGTGTTCCATTTTGCAAACAAAAGGTATCTGCCCCTATATATAAGCCACCTGATCCATTATGTGTAAATTTAGTGTTGTTGCCATCATGTCTTATATTTGCATCATCATCTGTGCCAAAATTAATTTGTTTAGTATCATCAAAATTAGCAGAATTAAATCTCATATTTACTTCTGTTCCATTAGAAGCAAATATGGCATCTAAATCATCCAAATTAGAATTCAAAGAAATACCCCAAGTATTTTCTGCTGCACCTGGCTCTGGCTTAATAAGATTTAGATTGGTTGTTTGCGTATCTGCCATGTTATGAAACCTCTTGTTTGTTTAATTCTGTCCAATTTGTACTTGGATTTGTCTGATTAGTCCAAGTATCACTTGCTACAGTTTGTTTTGTCCAGGTATCTTCTGCAACATTTTGGTCTGTCCATTTTAACCCACCGATAGAACTAAAACTAGCGATTGCAGCTATAGTCGCTTGAGCAAAATTTACTTTTGAGCCAGACGAATTGAAATTTGAAACAGCATTTATTGTTGAATTTGCGCTAACTATAAACTGTCCTCTTGAGCTTGAATGTGAAACTGCGCTCATAGTTACCTGGCCTGTAAATATTTGTGTACCTTCTGAAGAAAAATTACTTGTACCTTGAATATTAGCTGTACCTAAAAATATTTTTATTCCTTCAGAAGAAAAAGAAGAAACCGCAGATATTGTACTTTGTCCGCCTACTACAACGCTTCCAACTGCAACCATGTTGCTAACAGCATTTATTTCAGCTTCTCCTTGAAAAGCTAAATCATTCCATTTTGATCTGCTGTAGTAACCTTCGTTGTAGCCTATAGTGGCCATGATGTTACGCTAGAGTAATGTCTAAATTTCCTACGTTTATTCGGAAAACATCTCCAGAGTCGATAGTTTTAGATGCTGTAAGCGTAGAATATGCAAGTAAATTACCACTTGTTAAAGCATCAAATACACCAACTGCAACTACAGTTCCATAGTTTGCTGTTGCTTCAGGATATTCAATAGCTGAAGCATTAGTAGCTTCAGTTGGATTTGTGCCAGAAACATTAAAAGTAGAAGTTTGTCTAGCATAACCACCGCCAGAAACTTCTGTGCCACCACCAGTATCAGATGGTGCTACTGTATATAAAGCCACATATAAAGTTGTTGGCGCTGTATAAGCAGTACCACCAAAAACATGGCCTAAAACCTTGTTTTCTAAATAATCACTAAATGCTGCCATGTCTTACCTCAATTCTTTAAATGATAAGTTGTTTTATGTGCTTTGCCATAAGTTCTTCTTCTTGGTATTAAAGAGCCTTTGCCAAATTCAGCACGTTCTTGTTCCATTCTCATTTCCTCTAATGCTTTTTCAAACAACTGAGAAAACATACTTACACGTTCATCTTCCATTAAATAAATAGAAGCGTGTTTTAGACAACCATACAAATAAACGTCTGGATGTCCGGTCGATACAAAATTAGTAGTGTTTGTGCTACTTAAAGCTGGTATCGAGCCATAATAAGTTAATTGTAAAGTATAATCTTTATCAGGTGTAGGTGCTAATTCTAAAGTTTTATCAACAATAGCAAAATAAACCGGTTGTCCGGAAGTATTGTCATTAGCCTTCCTATAAACATCTAAAGACTCAATAGACTGTTGTAGTAAAGGTGTAAAGTCGCTAGATGTAATTTCTATATTTATAGCTTCTAGCCAATCTGAAGGTAAAGAAAGATATTGACCATCTGCAACTGCATTGGCTCTTATTACCATATCTTTTGTTCTTAATCTTCTGTTTAGTTCTCCTTCAGTAATATCAATAAAAGAGTCGAGTTTAGAAGTCAAATCACTTCTATTTAAAAAATCTGCTATCTGTGTTTTTAGTTCATCGTACGTCATACTTTACCTTGCCAAGTTCTGAAAAGTTTATTGTTGGGATCGTTTAGCCATTTTTTCCATTTGGCTTTGTCGTTCGCCCAACCTTCTCGTATAGCTTTTTGATATATTACCATAGGTACTTCCGCAACATGACGTAATTCTTTACCTGGTTTAAATTCTTGTAAGTCTTTAACGTGCTTTAATATTGGTGCTACGTTTTGTTTGGTGTGATAAACAAACTTATCATCTTCGGTAGCAAATTCGCTAACAAAGTTTGTTCTTGAGTC